AAACCCGGCATCAACTTCAAATGCCAACATACTTCCAGTTACTGGAGCAGCAGCCAACGTTGCGACAACTTTACCTTTTGGTATATATGCTGGCTCTACTGCATTCCTATCAGGCGCCTCCGATCAAGTTGCCTACACTTATAAGAAACTAGGTGGAGATGTATTAGATATTGAGTTGGCAGAAGGAAATGTTTACGCTGCTTATGAAGAAGCGGTTTTGGAGTATGGATATCTTGTCAATCTATTCCAGACAAAGAACTCTCTTTCATCTTATCTTGGTGCTACAACAGGTTCGTTTGATCAGGACGGTCAAATATCTGGTTCATTGTCTGGGTCTAATATTGCTCTTCGGTATCCAAGATTTGATTATGGATACATTAGAAGAATATCAGAAGGTTTAGTAACGGAAGCAGGCTTTGGTGGAACAACACCAATCTACTCTGCGTCTATTCCGTCAGTACCTCAACAACAAGATTATGATTTGCAATCTATTATTTCAGCCTCTTCCGCGACTGATACCGGTGCCTCTTTCTATGAGCAAGTTAAAGATAAGAGAGTAACAATTAGAAAAGTCTTCTTCAAAACCCCTCGAGCAATGTGGCGGTTCTATGGTTATTACGGTGGTTTTTCAGTAGTTGGCAACATGAACACATATGGTCAATACGCAGATGATTCTACATTTGAGATTGTCCCAACTTGGCAGAATAAACTTCAGGCCATGGCTTATGAAGATGCCCTTTACACGCGGACTTCACATTATTCTTACGAGATCCATAATAACAATTTAAGACTTTTTCCAACACCCAACCAGATGTCTCCGAGGAACTTCTGGGTTCAGTTTACCATTAACAATCAGTATGAGCCGTGGGATAATCAGCCGGGGGTTAATAGCGGAGCAGAAGGTGTTAACAACATAAACACGATTCCATTTGAGAACATTCCATATGAAAATATCAATGCTATTGGTAAGCAATGGATTCGTAGATTTGCTTTGGCATTAACAAAAGAAATGCTAGGACAAATAAGAGGCAAGTTTTCGTCTGTTCCTATCCCCGGTGAATCCGTTACATTAAACTACGCCGAGCTTCTCTCGCAAGCAAGGACTGAAATGGATCAGTTGAGGGAAGAACTGAAAACCATTCTTGAAGCCACTACTTACGATAAGTTGGCCGAGATTGATTCTTCAATGCAGGACTCCACGAAGAAGGTTCTTGAGAACATTCCAGCCGGCATCTTTGTAGGGTAACTGAATGTCTCGTAGCAAGAAAACAGAAAAGCAAATAAAAGATAAACGATCCAAACGATTTGATTATGTCGGTGATAAAGAAGTAGCCGGCAAACTTCAAGAGATAGAGTTTATGCCTTCGTCTTTGGAAACAATTGATAAGGCAATGCTTCGGTTTATTGATGAAGATCTTAATCTTTTCGCTAATACCAATGATGGGTTTAAGAAAGTACCGGTCCTGTGGGTCACAGCGGAACGAGCTTTTCAAATAAAGCATAATAAAGATCTGAGAGATAAGGAAGAAACATTAATCCTTCCATTGATCACAATAAACAGGTCTAATGTAACAAAAGAACAGAACTATCGTGGAACTGTGTTTGCTAACCTTTACCCTGTTGATGACGCTAAGGGTGGAACGATTACCATCGCGAGACAAATCAACCAAAAGAAGACAGCAGAGTTTCAAAATGCTTTAGCAAACAGAAAGTATGGTGCGGATAAAGACGTTGCCAGCAAAATGCTAAACACGAACAAAAGAAATATGCCCACAGCAAAGGTAGTTTATGAAACCATTACAATGCCGATCCCTACATGGATAAAGGTAATGTACCAGATTTCTATTCGCACTGAGTATCAACAGCAAATGAATGAACTTATCCGGCCGTTCATTACAGTTCCTGGTAACTCTAGGACCCCAAAGCGCATTGAAGCAGAGGGTCACTATTATGAAGTTTTCATCGATGGTGGTTTTAGTAATAACTCTAACCAAGCCAACCTAGGAATGGAACAAAGAAACTACGAAACAGATATTAACATTGAAGTTTTGGGTTATCTTATAGGAGAAGGCGAGAATCAAGAAAAGCCCAAGATTGTTCGCCGCGAGAATGCTGTTGATATTAAGCTTGGAAGAGAGAGAACAATAGTTGGAGACATACCTCAAAACTTAAAGGATGGTTTTTACAGAGATTAATTCTCTTCATACTATTTAACACTATTTACTTTGAACATTTTTGTGAAATGTAGGAGATAAGAACGAATGTCAGTTAAGAATTACCGATTTGTATCCCCGGGCGTCTTTGTCAACGAGATTGACAACTCCCAACTTCCGGCTTCGCCAGCAGGAATCGGCCCAGTTATCATTGGACGTGCTGAAAAGGGACCAGCACTAAGACCAACCACAGTTAACTCTTTTGAAGAGTTTGTTAACGTTTTTGGTACGCCAAACCCCGGAAGATCCGGAGACGATGTTTGGCGCCAGGGTGCCAACACAACAGCAACTACCTATGGTATGTATGCTGCTCAAGCTTATCTTCGCAATAGTTCTCCTTTAACTTACATTCGATTGCTCGGCGCGGAGACTGATAATGCTACGGGCGGCGCCGAGGCTGGTTGGGATGCTGGTGCCTCTGGTGTTGCTTGGGGACTCGTTCTATTCCAAACTGGCGCCGCTAACACAGTTTTGACAGGAGCGCTCGGCGCGATTGTTTATGCTCAATCTGGCGTGGAGTTGCAACTTTCTGGTAACATCCTTAGAAACAACGGCTCTACATATGTAAACTCTACTACGCCTGTTACAGGTTCCGATGTTGTAGTTTTATCCACCAACAATGATGCCAAAGAGTTTAAGACGATTATCTACAGTGGTTCAACTACGCTTGACACAATCACCACCAACTTTAACAGAGGTGATTCCAGTTACATTCGCAAGGCTCTAAACACAAACCCGCAGTTATTAAACACCGCTATTACTGATTCACCCAACCAAGAGAAGTATTTCCTGGGAGAAACCTTCGATCGACACCTCGACGCTGTATTGTCAGATGCCGACTCTGCTATTGCTGGTGCTTGGATTCGCTTAACAGACGGTACCGCCGAGGGAGATGATTTCAGATATGAAGTACAGGCTGCTGAAACTCCTCAAATCATTAGTTGTAAGCTATCCCCGGCTTCTACTCCGACAAGTCTTTTCAAGTTTGTTGCTAGAGGAAAAGCAGGCGATTGGACGAGCAAGAACCTTAAAGTATCCATTCAGGATATTAAGCGCTCAACAAACGAAGAAGACCAGTATGGTACATTCTCCGTTGTTGTAAGACACCTAAGCGATAGCGATAACGTTGTAAGAGTTGTGGAGCAGTTCAACAACTGCGATTTGAACCCTAACTCTCTTAACTACGTCGCTCGCAAGATTGGTGATTCATATGACGACTGGGACTCGATCGAGCGACGGTATATTAGAAAGGGTAACTACCCGAACAACTCACAATATTTATACATCAGTGTAAACTCTGATGTTGATGCTGGCGTAACTAACCCATCTTTACTTCCATTCGGGTTTGAAGGGATTGTAAAGTACACTGATTTGGCTTCTCAAACAGGTGCTGACCGCAGTGTTAGTTGGCTTTCTGGTTCTTTCACGGATGTTCCAGCTGGCAGCACATACACGACAGCAGGCGTCTTTATTGTATCTGGCTCCACAACCACAGATGTAACTTCTTCTGTTACATTCCCAGAACCAGTTCTTAGAGTTAATGCATCAGACGGAAACCTTCAAAACCCAACAGATGCTTACTTCGGACTACAAACATCGAGAGGAGTCGGCTCCACAGTGTTCGCTGGCTCAACTATAGATTTGTTACGCCCTCGCGGTGGCGCCGTCGGCGCTTGGACTACAGGATCTAATGAACAGCTTTCTCCAACATTCACACTAGACGATGTTTCTGGCTCTGGTGTATGGGTTACAGGTTCCTCTGCTAGCACATCTCTTACATATGTTAATGGCGCAGTCGCCGGCGTACTCGACTCCGGTTACGATCGCTTCACAGTCCCACTATTTGGCGGCTTCGACG